ATGGTTGATATTACAGCAGAGATGCTTTGGAATATTGCTAGGCATTACCGGCATATTGAAAGCCTGCTAAATTCACAGCATTACAATGTCCATGCCATAGCCCCACATTTGAACCAATGGTTTACCGTTTATGGAATAAATACAGAATTAAGAGCCGCCCATTTTATAGCGCAAGCATGTGTTGAAACTGCAAACTTTTCCAGATTTACTGAAGTTCCAAGAGATGGTGGCAGAGAATATGATGCAGGAACGCGGATAGGACGTAATTTAGGCAATACAGAAGTAGGTGATGGTCCAAAATTTATAGGTCGTGGGCTATTACATCTGACAGGTAGAGAAAATTATACGAATTTCGGAAGCCAGTTCGAGAAAGATTACGTAACCGATCCCACTATAGTTGCACGGAACCCATATGTTGCCGTTAAGGCAGCTTGTTATTATTGGGATCTCAGGCATGTGAATGCAGCAGCAGACAGGGATGACGTAAATAAAGTAACCCTTCTCGTGAACGGTGGCTACAACGGTCTCGAAGAAAGGAAAGGGGCGTTGGTAAGAGCAAAGAGAGAGCTTGGAATAATATGAAAGTATCAACTGGTGTTCTAACATTATTATTGTGTGCTATAACTTTTCCGTCTTTGGCTGCTGCGAAACAGTCTGAGTTAACTTGTAAAGATCAGGCAATAACCGAAGCAAATAAACTGCTGGCTTTTTATCGAGACAACGATGACAGGGCTGAGGTTGATAAAGACGTAACTGCATTAGCGAAGATGCAAAATCCGGAAAATAAATCGCAATATTTTGATGTATTGCAGACATGGGGTTATATCTACAAAGGTAAGTATCGTATGAGATTCATCTTCCTCAATGACTGTACTCTCATGGGGGAAGAAATTTTAGAGTATGCTAATCCTTAATATCACTCTGATTTTCGCATATAACTCGGGGCGGCATTTTTGCCGCTCCCCACGATAAAATAAGTATTCAATGATTATCATCCTTCATTTCCGGATTCTTAGGATGCTGTGCTAACAAGTGTTTGTACCGTTTAAGGATTATGTTCGATAAATTGAGTTCATTAAGGAAATGCTGTTCTAATGAAAACCCCGCGACATCAAGGTCAATATTTTTGTTATTCATGCTTTGTTGTGCTGTTTGTATACCTTTCATTAAAATGCTTTGCTCATGATAATAATCCATGATAAGAGTGATGTCTTCCTTGTCGAGTTTGCTTAATTCGTTGAAATAGGCTTTATATACCTCATTGGTTTGGTTAGATGCAATTTTTAAGCGAACTCCTCCGAGAAAGTTTAGATTAATGGCGAATGGTTCACCTGTTATATGCTCTGCGTTTTCGTCATAACCTATTTTTCTTGTGCTATCGAGAAATTTAAGAGTGCTATGGTTATAAGAGATTTCATAAGCAAACATTGTGCGAATGTTATTTTTTTCAGCTATCGTTTTTGCTTCATCATGACAATTGGTGTAAATAATGTTTCCTATAAAAAGCATCATTGCAAGAATTACCGAGCTTGCTTCCCAGTTTATTTTTTGGAGCATACTTCTAATTGTCATTTTTATCCTCAATTTTTCAAAAAGCTTAACTAAATCACTATAAAGTAAATGTGCAAATATATTGCAGTTATTAATTATGAACTGTGGCGAGATATTGGTACAGAAGAAAATAGATGAACCTCGTCTTAGGGTGATCCTAATGATAGATGTTAAAGATACGCATTCTTTGGCATCATGAATGTGATGAATCATTAATTACAATCAATGACTTACCCTTTAAGCCATATCATTAAGTAGTCGTATGGGCGTCATTTCTGCGAACATCTAGAGACATAATGTCAGGTTTACAGATCGCTCCTGGAACCAGACTGCCATGGCTATGAGGATAGCGGCAGATTTCCTCATGGCTTGACATGTCACCAAGCGATTAGCTGGCTCCTCTAATATTGCTGCTGACAGAAATGGACACCATTTTCGTTTTACGCCATCGATAATGCCCTCGAGGGAGCGGGTAAAAGCTTTTTTTCAGTAAAACAGTTCAAACTGTTCACTAAGCATTTTTATCATTTATTTTCATCACGTTACGTAGTGAATGGTAGGTGAAGAGTGAACAGTTAACTCTTCACTATGTGCTAGTCGCAGGTAAAAAAAGACCGGCAATCGCCGGTCTGTGTTGGTTATTTCGATGCAGGATCATCGCACTTCGGCAGCCAGTCGCCGTTGCTTTCTTCTTTCAGTGTCAGGTTAGTCTGCATGCCCTGACTGGTTCGTCGTTTGTCGTAATTCAGGCCGTACTCTTTCAGCATGGTCGGCAAGCCCTTCCCGAACATCGTCAGGCTCAGGGTGTTTTTGTAGCCGTGGGCTTCCATGTACACCAGATAGGCGTGATACAGGTAGAGTCGTGGCTGACGCGGAATGATGTTGGCGTTACCCATATACATGCCGTCCGGTGCCGGGCATTCCTGTAAATAGCCGCAAAAATCAAATGCCGGGTCGGCGTCGCGCTTGATGCTCAGCGCCTCGCCGGAGTTCTGCTGCGACTGGAGCAGCGCGCGGGCGCTCATCGGGTCGCTGAACCGCTGCATAAGCTGGCGCACAATGACCGCCAGCTCGCGGGCGATTTTGTCCTTCAGGTGCGGGTCGCGCTCTGCCGGGGCTATCTGCTCCGGGAAGTGGATAATCACCCGGCGACGGGACACGCCGCCGCTGCGGTCGGTGAAGCGCATCGGGTTGTTGTTCACGGCCAGAATCACCGCCGGAATATGCGTGGAATACGCATCCCGGTATTTCGGGTCAACCGACACGGCATCGCCCCCGGTGATGGCCTTGAGTCCTGCCCCGTCCCCGCTCCATTTCTCCTGGTCAGGCAGGCGGATGAGTGAGAAGCCTATCAGTGCCGCACGTTCACGCGGGGATTCCAGCGTCTCGATGGTCGCCGAGGTGGCGTTATCCTCTCCTGCGAGCATGGTCGCAATCTCGGCCAGAATACTCTTGCCGCTCCCGCCTGGCCCCGTCACCTCAAGGAAGAGCTGCCAGTCATAGCGGTTCGCCAGCACCATAAACAGGGCGGCCAGTATCACATCGCGTTTGTCAGCACTGCCACCGGCAGCACGGTCGAGCCACTGCCAGAAATGCGGGGCATGGGATGCCAGCGTTTCGCCCGCCACCGGCGGGGTGAAATCCACGTCGCACAGGGTACGCAGCCAGTGCGTCCTGCTGTGCGGGCTGAACGTGCCGGTTTTGGTGTCCAGCACACCGTTACGGAAACCAATCAGACGACGCGCAGGCGTCTCCTGCTGCGGGATAATCAGTTTAAGGGTCTCCACCACCGAGGCGATACGTCCCGACGAGAACGGGGCGCGCAGGCGCTGGAACAGCCCGGCCACGTCGCGGGCAAAGTCTGAGGGCGGTATAACCTTCCAGATACCGCTTTCATACCGGGACAGGAGCTGGCCGTTCGCATCCACTGCCAGCGCCTCGCCGTAATGCTCATGCACGCGCATGGCCTTCTCACTGGTGCTCATGGCGGTAAATTCCGCCTCGCTCATGGTGTCGAACGGACTTGCAACCGGCGGGCGGATGGCGTCGTAAAGCGCCCGGCGCGTGGCGTCCTCACCGTTCAGGGTAAAGGCATCATTCCAGTCCCCGAACACCGGCGGCAGCGCAACCACACCGTTGCAGGCGTCTGCGGCCGCAGCGGCTTTGGTCTGGCCGTCGCCGCTCAGGTCACGGTCGGCGGCGAGGATAATCTGACAGGCCGGATGCTTACTGCGGGCAAGGCTCGCCAGAGAAAGGAGGTTCACGGAGGAGAGCGCCACCATCACGGTCTCGCCGGTCAGGTGGTGCACGGTGAGCGCGGTCGCATACCCCTCCGCTATCCACAGGCGTTTTCCCGCCTGTTTCTGGCCTTCAATGATATGGCATGCGCCTTTCACCGCCCCGCCTTTCAGGGTGCGTTTGTCCCCGTCAGCGTTAATAAGCTGGACGTTAACCAGTGCCCCGGTGTCGTCATGCAGGGGGACAACCACGTCCCCGGCGCGGTAGCTCACGCCCCCGGTTTTGTGCGTGGTGGTCAGGGTCAGGCATTCGCGTTCGGCGAGCCCCTTGCGGGTGAGGTAGGCGTTACCGGTGGCCGGGCGGGCAGAGGCCATGAGCTCCGCCGCCAGTGCGGCCGCATCTTTTCGCGCGGCGTCCGTTCCGGTGTCTGCGGGCGTGGTGGCTGCCGGGGCAACCGGCGGCAGGGTGCCGGTCACGGCATTCACCTTTCCGGCGGCCTCAGATGCAGACACACCGAACACCTTTTCAACCAGTTTCAGCCCGTCACCCGCGCCGCACTGGTTACAGAACCACGTTCCGCGCCCCTCCTTATCGTCGAAGCGGAAGCGGTCAGAGCCGCCACAGACGGGGCAGGCCTGATGCCGGTTTCTGATGACCGGCACGCCCAGCGCCGGGAGAATGCGCGGCCAGTGGCCGCACGCCATGTTAACGGTGTCCGTTACGTTCATTTTCATTGGTATGTTCCTCAGTGCAGGACAGGCACGCTGATATGGCGGGCGCAGAGTTCATCCATCACGGCCAGACCGAGAAAGGACAGCGACGGGGCGGCTTTCAGGGGACCGGCATCCATTAAATCTTCCAGCAGGGCACAGGCAATCAGGCGGCCTTTCTCCTCGCCGTGCTGGCGCAGGTAGAAGCCCTCCAGCTCGGCGGCAATGGCCGACTCCAGCGCATCGAGGGTGAGGTGCGGGTAACGGTGCTGACGATGGCACACGGTCAGCCAGGCGCAGGCCACGGCGCGGCGGTAAAGCGCAGCTCGCAGAGCGGGCGTTAACGGGGTTTTCATGCGCCGACCTCCTCACTGAGCCAGCGCTGCATGCAGCGCTCCACCACGCCGTCGAGCTGGGTGGTCATGAGGTAAATCACGGAGGAGAGCTGCGCCTGGTGCGCCGTTTCCCGGCTGACCGTCACGCTGTCATTTAACAGCGTCATGGCATTCACGAACTGGCCGACGTTACGCAGGTGCTCAAGGCAGGCAAGCTCATCACGGGTGAGCGTCAGGGTCAGGTCTTTCACGCGTGCACCTCCGCCACCGGCAGACGCCCGGCAAACGCGAGAATATAGTCCCGGACAAGATTAAGACGTGCAGCGTGTTCGTCACCGGCAACGGTGCGGAGCATACAGATACGGGGTGTGCGGTCTGCGCGGCGGACGGCAGCGAAGACATAGACAAACTGCGGGTGTGACAGGGTGAGGGTCGTGGCCATGGTGGCAGCCTCCATTGAGTAGCGGTTATTGCTACCACCGGAAACGCCAATTTCACTGGTGGCAGCCCGAACGGGGTTGGCGTAACCGGCCTCAATGGATACCGGCCAGCCCGAAGGCTGCCCCGCCCGGACTGCCATTATCTGAACGAAACCATGGTGTGCGCATAAACACCACAGCCCGATAAATGGGTGTGCCTGAGCCACGACATAAAAAAACACGCCTGGCGCGTGTTGTGTCGCCATTGAGTTACGCGGAACGCCAATTCCGGCTGCCGATTTTGCGGCAGCGGGAAAACTATACCTGGAAACGGCCAGAAGAAGCAAGCCAGGGAAAGGCGGTTTTTGCAGGGCGGACATCATCATGCGTCACAGCCCCGGTTACGGTCGGCGATGCGGGCAGCCATCCACGCGGTGATTTCGCTGTGCAGCCAGGCGACATTTTTACCGCCGAGGGAGACCTGCTGCGGAAAGGCATTCCGGCTGATGAGGTCGTAAACGGTGGAGCGCGACAGGCCGCAGAGGTGCATCACTTCGGGCAGGCGAAGAAAACGCTCCTGAGCAGGCTCAGTCCCCGGCATTAACGGGGCGGCAGGGGCGGAAATCGGGGAAGAAAAAGCTGTGTGCATCGGGCTACCTCATAAAGTCCGTGTGGTGCCGGTCATGTCTTTCCGGCGTCAGGTAGCACCCTATTATGGTTATATTTTTCCTCCGGTCATGTAACATTTTCGCGAAAACTCACATTGACTTTTCCCTGATTAATCAGATGGTCAACGCTGGCAAACTGGTGGTAAACATTGGCCATTAATGGCAAACCGTTAATTACTTTTACTGGTGCTTTTTGTTTTTTTAATCAGAAAAAAGTCTAACAGCCCCGGTGGGTCTCTGAATTTTCAGGTGAACAGTAGTGAACAGTCGGTGAACACTTCATTCCTCAACTATTCACCGCTTAACTTACTGTATTAATTGATTTTTATATTTCTGGTGAACAGTGTGAAGAGTTAACTGTATAAAAACAAACAGGAAGAGGGGTTTTCCTGCGACCTCTTTCTGGCGAGCCGGTTTTTTCAGCGGCTTTCTGTACCATCCCGGCCACAACATCAACAGCTCGTGATGTTGTGCAGGCCACGGCAGAATGCCCTCACACTGAAAAGAGAGAGCCTGCCATGAAAACTGAAATTATCACCGCCCTGATGAAAACCGTTGCCAGCACCCGGCCTGCCCCTGACCGCACCCTTATCGAGAATGTCGTGGCGGTCGCCAGTGAAAAGGCTGCGCAGAAGAATGCCGCCGCCGTGAGTGAAGCGCTCACCCGCTTTACAGAGGCGAAAACCGCCCACACCGGCAGCATGATGACGCTGAACGACATCAACGCAGCCATCACACGCAGCGAAAAGGAACGGCAGACTGCGCTTGAGGAAAGCGCGGAGGCTGACAAAAGCTGGCGTACCCGCCTGCGCAGCCTGGGCGGTGCCATGACCCCGGAACTGAAAGCCGAACACGGCCGCCGCATGGCCGGGCGCGAGCTGGCAGAGGAGTTCACCGGCCTGATTGCCGAACTGGAGACAGACAAATCCCGCGCCATGCTCGAGGCGTGTGCGACCGGCAGACAGTATGTCGATGAACACAGGGCGGCGCTTACCGTCTGCGCACAGGCAGCCTGGACAGAAGCGATGAACACCATCAGCCCGGCGCTGGTACGTGCTTACTGTCTGCGCCTGCGTGAGCTGGAGCTGAAAGGTGAGCCGCGTCCGGGGCGTGTGCTGGGTGAGGAGCTGCAACAGCATGTTGCCCTCCAGGCACAGTTCTATACCTTCGACATGGACAGTGAGCCGGTTATCTCTCAGCTCGGCCTGCACCGCCCGCCGCTGACCGGCGTGGACATGACGCTCTATAAAAGCCCGGTTAAGCGTAATCAGCTTGCAGCAGCGCTGGCAGACAAAAACAAGGCGCAGGGCTGATGTTCCACTGCCCGTACTGCAAACACCCCGCGCACACCCGTACCAGCCGGTATGTGTCGGAGAACCTCAAGCAGCGCTATCACCAGTGCACCAGTCTTGAATGCTCGGCTACGTTCCGCACCTCCGAGACGCTCGACGGGGTGATACGTCAGCCGGCCATGCCGGAAAACGCCGTGGCGCTTTTAACCGCAGGAGAGAGACCATGACAGGAAACACCCTGACGCAGGCCGCAGAGACCTGCAAGCAACACCGTGCCGTGTGGCTGAGCCGCCGGGAAACGCCCTGCGCCCCGGAAGAAACCCGGCAGGCCGCAAGACAGTACATCCGTGCCCATGAGACCGTCCAGACACTCAGTATCCGCCACCGGCTTGATGGCTTCATGCATCAGCACGGCGCAGAGCTGGCCGCCATTCTTGCCCCGGAGCTGGTACATATCCGCAGACTCCCGGCGCACCTGCAACACCGGGCGCTCGACCGGGCAACGCATCACCTGCGCGATGCGCTCGCATCGTGGCTGGCGACCGGTAAGGAGATTAATTATGAGGGCTGCACGGTGCTTAATGCCGTCGGCATCAGACCCGATAAAGCGTCGCGCACGGACAGTCAGCAGCCATAATCCCCCGAAAAATGCGCCCCGGTCATCCCCTGCCGGGCGCACCCTCCCGCTCCTGAAAAATCCCCAAAAATATCCGTTAATTATTTAAAAAATACCCTGCATGCATGCGCTGCATTTAACTGCATTTATTTCTTCACCCGCCCCATGCCCGCCCGCACCAGTCCCGGCGCGGTCTGAGCCCGGTCATGCAACTGCATTTAGAGCGGCACGTGAAGCGGGCAGGCGAGGAGGGGAAAGCACTGCGCGCCGGGTAAGTGAACGGTTATTAAATAATTTCTGAGTGGGACTGCTATTTAGCTATGTTTATGATTAATCAAAATGATGATTATCGAGAGATAAAGATTGCGGGAATCTTTTGCTGGAAATAAAGCATGGGATAGGGATATACAATAAACAGTTTCAGTTTATTGTATATCGATTGCTTGTGCTTCTGTATATTATTTGCTTATGGTAAATTGCTGATCACGATATACACATTCACCCCACCATTTCATTAGCTCTATACGTTGCTCGAGGTAAGTTGAGCGGTTATAAGCTCGCCGAACCTCATTTTTGTCGCTATGTGCGAGTGCAGATTCAATAACATCCGGGTTAAATCCTGCTTCATTTAATGCTGTGCTTGCTATTGATCTTAGCCCGTGAGCTACTAATTTCCCTCGATAGCCAATTCTTTTCAAAGCAGCATTTGCTGACTGGCTATTCATAGGTTTCTTTGGATCATATCTACTCACAAAAACAAAATCACGATGGACGCTGATAGGTTTCATCAATTCAAGAATTTCCAGCGATTGAGAAGATAAAGGAACTATATGTTCGCGTTTTGCCTTCATTCTTTCAGCGGGAATGATCCATATCTTCTTTTCGAAATCAATTTCTGTCCATCGTGTGCCTGATGCTTCTGAAGGCCTAACAAGAGTTAACAATTGCCATAAAATTAGGTAGCGCGTCGTGATTGGCAAATTCGACATAACCAGCGAACGTACTAATTCTGGTAGTTCCTCGGGGCGTAGGGTAGGCATGTGTTGCCTTTTGGGCTTCTCAAAAGCCATACCTACACCTGAAGCAGGATTAGAATCAATCAGGCCTGTGTTTACTGCGTATATCATAATTTCATTAATACGATAAACCATGCGTCTAACAGTTTCGAGCGCTCCGCGTGCTGTGATTGGCTCTAGTGTTTCTATCAAAATACGTGCTTTGATTTCTTGAATTGGAATGTGGCCTATAGCTGGAAGAATATCTTTTTCTAAAGAACGCCAAATATCTTTCGCATAATCATTTGAGATACTGTTGCGCTTTGTAGCAAACCATTTCGTTGCCACATTTGTGAAAATGCTTGAAGTAGCAGTCTGTTGCTGTAGTTGTGATTTTCCTGCTTCAATTTGCGGATCTAAACCACGTGCTAATAATGAATTATATTCAGCTCGTAAGTTCCTTGCCTCTGCTAATGATAGAGCAGGGTAAGGTCCAAGACTGATCATTGTTCTTTGCTTGGTTGCTGGTCGCTGATAGCGAAAGCGCCATAGCTTCTTACCGCTAGTTTTGACTATGAGAAAAAGACCGTCGCCGTCGTGCAGCGTCAGATCTTTATCATGGGCTTTAGTCCGTAAGACTTCGGTGTTGGTAAGGGGACGTGTTGTCCTTGCCACAATCATCGCTCCATCGTGAATTGGTATACAGTTTTGAGCATACATACTAGCGTATACCTATATGTATACCAATCTTCACTGGATTAGGACGGATGATTTAGGACGATGTCAGACACAAAAAAGCCCGCGTAGCTGATGCTGCACGGGCTTTCAGGATTTCACCGGACGTATCCGGATCATAATGTGGTGGAGCTGGCGGGAGTTGAACCCGCGTCCGAAATTCCTACATCCTCGGTACTACATGCTTAGTCCGTCTTTACATTCGCCGGCCAGCTGCGGAAGGACACGCCACTGACAGACTAGCCTGATTAGTTTTAGCACTTCAACCCCAGGCAGGGCATCCGCGCGATCTCTTTTGGGTTTGACCTCTCTTGATCCCCGTCCTAAGAGCGGAGGCTAGGGAGAGAGGGCTCTAAGCAGGTTATTAAGCTGCTAAAGCGTAGTTTTCGTCGTTTGCGACTATTTTTTTGCGGCTTTTTACGAGGCCAACCGCCCCTCGGCATGCACCTTGGGTTTCGCGAATCCCGTCGAATCCAGAATCAGCCCCAAAAGTGTGAGAAGGAGTATAGCAAACTTTCACCGCGACATGCCAGTCCATATCCGCAACGTTTTTACTTTCAACCATTTGCCTGTTTTTTAACCATCTGGTTAAGCAGGATAGTTATATAGAAAAACAATTATTTCAGACGTAAATAAATAAGAGGTGATACAAGGATAATATAAATTAGCTTTTTCTAATATATTATACATTGTAAATTTCTTTACAGTTCAGCCCTGATTATTTCATTTTCAATTAATTCACTTATGCCCGAAATTAAGCCCCGCTAACTTTCTGAAATATACCCCTGAAATATATTCTGTATCTCACTGAAATGTTATCAATTTGTGATTTGAAACGTTGCCTAATTACAATTTGTTGTTTATATCTTTCTTAATGTAAAAATTTATTAAATGATGATGGATTAACATAATAAATGAAAAACAACGACTTAGCTATTTTTCATCTCGTATGTCCTACATCCACTTCCTGTCCATCCTTGTGAATTGGTAAACCGTAATCCTGCGCAAAAACAGATGCCCGCAGGCGCTCTAATATTGCTTTCGCATCCGAGGTGAAAATATGGCCCCGCAAAATAGTCTTCCTGGTTCCGTCGATGTAATAAACCAAAAAACTGGCGATGTTGTTGCGCAATATGCGAAAGGCAGCGACAGGGTAGTGAATTTAACTGACACGAGTATTGTGCGCGTTAATGCGTCGCAGGAGTCAGTAAATTTCTTCGAGCGTGAAGGGAACGACCTGATCGTCCATATGAAAGATGGCTCCACGGTGCGTTACAACAGCTTCTTCACCGTGGATGGCGAGGGCCTGCACAGCGAGATGGTGTTTGAGGATGAACTCGGCACACACCAGGCCGCCTTCCCCTATGCGGCAGCCGCGGGGCCGGCCACTGCGGAGACCATCGTTCCGGCATTCAGCGATGTAGCGCTGGGATCGTTGGTGGGGGCGGGAGCCAGCGGCTTCTCGGCTCTGGCCGCGCTTGGCGGCCTGGCCGCTGTTGGTGGCATTGTCGGCGTGGCTGCTGCGGCGAATAACAGCGGTGGTGGCGGTAGCAATAACAACAATGGCGGCGGTGATAACGGCAGTGGCGGTGGTGACAACGGTACCGGCGGTGGCGACAACGGCGGCGGAGACAATGGCGGCGGTGAAACACCTGTTACCCCCACTCTCAGGATCAACGCCATTGCCTCCGATAACATCATTAACCTCGCTGAATCGACCGAACCACAGCTGCTAAGCGGCGTGACGGAAGCGGTGAATGCAGGCAGTACCGTTACCATCAGCGCCAACGGAAAAACCTGGTCCACCACAGTCCTGGAGGATGGCAGCTGGAACGTCTTACTCATGCCTGAAGATATCAGCGCCTTTGGGCAGGGCTTCCATGTTCTGAGATTTGCTCTGTTCTCATTCTCGGGTGCGGTTGCCACGGCAGATTCAGAAATCATGATCAGTACCACGCCGCCGGTGCTTGAGCTTACTCAGTTCACACCGGGCGATATCCTCGATCAGGATCAGCACGTGGCGGATAAAATTGTCCGCGGCTACGTCGGTGCAGAGGATGCTGGCAGCACCATTTTTGTCACCCTCAACGATCGCACCTACACGGCGATTGCCAACGCCGAAGGGCAGTGGGAGCTGGTTATTCCCGCGGCAGACATGGCACTGCTGGAAGACAGACAGAGTTATACCCTGCTGTACCGCGCGGTCGATATTGCCGGTAACGTCTCCGAAGAGACGCGCGCCTTCAGCACTAACTTCAACACCCCGGATATCACCATCAATCCGGTTGCCACCGATAACATCATCAACAGCGCCGAAATCCTTATCACGCAGGTGCTCTCCGGCCAGACCTACAACATCCCGCCGGGCCAACTGGTGACCATTACCCTTAATGGCAAAACCTATTACGCCGAAGTAATGGGGGACGGCAGCTGGAAAACCTCAATACCTTCGGGCGATCTCGGTTTATTGCCGCAGGGCGACAGCGCCCTGACCGTCAGCGTTAACGATGCGGATGGTAATGCGATCGTCAGATCGGTTCCGATTAACGTCGACACCACTCTCACCGGTGTCGCCATCGCCATCCTCTCTACCGATGACTATCTCAACGCCAGCGAAGCGGAAAATCCGCTTGAAGTGCGCGGCGTCACCACCGTCTTTGGTGAAGGGGTGACGATTTATGTCACCGTCAACGGCATTAACTATCCAGTCACCAGCATTGATGCCTCCGGGCGCTGGAGCGTCACCATCCCGTCGGAAGACTTGCTGCGCCTGGAAGATGGGGCGAATGTCATCACCGCCACGGTGGTGCTGAATGACGAAAGCGCGCAGGACTCGCGCACGCTGAATGTGCAGGTTCACCGCCTGCCTGACCCGGTCATGGATGCGCCGTTTGGCGACGGTTATCTCAATGCGGCAGAGAAAGGCGTCGATCAGGTGTTGAGCGGCAATACCGGCGTGACCAGTATCGGGCAGCGCGTCACCGTGCAGGTGGCGGGCAAAACCTACCAGGCAACGGTGGATAACGACGGCACCTGGAAAGTGACTATCCCGGCAGGCGATCTACAAACCATCCCGGATGGCCTGGTCACTGTGACGGTTAACGCCAGCGATGCGGCCGGAAATACGACGCCGCTCACCGAGACGGCGATTGTCGATACCCAGTTCCCGGCGCTGAGCCTGCTGCCGCTGACCAATGACGGCAAACTGAATGGCGCAGAGCTGGGCCAGGATCAGATTTTAAGTGGCGTAAGCGGCGTCAGCGAGCAGGGGCAGACCGTCGTTATCACCCTGAATGGCAAAACCTACACCACGGTCGTGGGCAGCGACGGTAACTGGCAACTGCCACTGCCTGCCGCCGATCTGAGCGCGCTGCAAACCGGTAGCTACCCATTGACCGTTACGCTGACCGATGCCGCTGGCAACAGCACCACCGTTACGCAGCCAATCAGTGTCAAAACCAGCGGCGTGGAAATCGGCGTGCAGGCGCTGACGGACGGCAACTCCCTTGACGCAGCTGAAATTAAAGTCGACCAGATCCTGCGCGGCACCTCCAATGCGGAGGAGGGTAGTGTGGTTACCGTGATCCTGAACGGCGTGCGCTATGAAGGCGTGACGGATATTCAGGGCAACTGGCAGGTGACGCTCCCGGCCGTTGAACTGCAAAAGCTGGGCGATGGCGGGCAAACTCTGACCGTCAGCGTGACGGACGGTTTCGGGCAGAGCAGCACCATTGAGTCGCCCTTCAGTGTCGATACCACCAGCGATGCGGTGGCGATCAACATTATCGCCAGCGATGACTACCTCAACGCCAGTGAAGCGGCTGATGGTTTAACCATCCGGGGTAACAGCGCAGGGCTGCCTGCGGGCACGGTCGTTACCGTCACGCTGAACGGCGTGAACTATGCGGCAACGATCCAGACTGATGGTAGCTGGCAAACGGTCGTCGATCCGGCGGCGTTGCAGGCGCTGGCAGATGGCACCCAGACCGTGACGGCAACGGTCTCCACCAGCGGCGGCACGCTGCTTGATAGCCATGACTTCACGGTGGCGATCAATACGCTGCCGAACGTCACGGTCGATCCGGCATTTGTCGATAACGTGGTAAATATCGCGGAAGCGGCCCAGAGCCAGACGCTGACCGGGAGCACCAATATTAGCGGCGCCGGTCAGACGGTGGTCGCAACCCTCAATGGTCAACGCTTCAGCGGCGTGGTTAACCTCGACGGCAGCTGGTCGCTGACCCTGCCGCAGGGGGCGATGGATCTGCTGGCGGAGGGGCCGGGCAGCCTGACGGTGGTCGCCACCGATGTGGCGGGCAACAGTGCCAGCAGCATCGTCAACTTCACGGTTGATAAAACCCCGCCGAGCTTAAGCGTAACGCCGATTAACGGCACCGATGTGCTCAATGGCAACAATATCGCCAATGGCGTAACGCTCTCCGGCACCACATCTGGCGATGCGGCTTCGGTGGTTATCACCCTTAACGGCAAAAGCTACCCGGCAACCATCACCAATGGTAGCTGGAGCGTAAATCTTGATAACGCTGCGCTGGGCGGTCTGGCGAACGGTGCAAGTTCGTGGATCGTGACTGCAACTGACAATGCTGGCAACGTTACCACCGCGATCCGCACGGTCAGTGTCGATACCACCGCGCCTAACGTGGTGATGGATCCGGTTGCCCGCGACAACATTATTGATTTGGCGGAGCAGAACGCTGGCTTTAGCCTGAGCGGGCGCACCGTACCGGCCGAGCCGGGTGCGACGGTCGCCGTCACGCTGAACGGACAAACACTGACCGGTGTGGTTGGCGGGGATGGTTTCTGGACCATCCCGGTCGCCCCTTCGGTCATCAACAGCCTGACCAACGGCACGTACCCCATTTCAGTGACGGTGACGGACAGCGCGGGCAACGCGTCACAGCCCGTATCCAGCACCTTCACCGTCGATACCACCGCCAGCGCGATTGCTATTAACCCGGTCGATGGTGATAACCGGATCAGCGCTGCCGACATTGCTGACGGCCTGACCATCAGCGGCACGTCTGTGCGTATCCCGGAAGGGAACACCATTACCGTAACCCTGAACGGCGTGCAGTACACCGCCACCGTAACGGCGGGCGGCAGCTGGCAGTTGACGGTACCGAATGCGGATGCCGCCGCGATTGCCGATGGCACCGTTACGCTGACGGTCACCGGGGTGGATGAGAACAACGCGGTTGTCTCGAACGAACTGCCGTTTACCCTGATCACCCATGTGCTGCCGCAGCCGGTGGTGAATGCGCCGTTCGGTGATGGCGTGGTTAACGCCCAGGAAGCGGCCGCGGGCGGCAATCTGGCGGGCAATACCGGCATCGCTGGCGCAGGCCAGAGCGTGACCATTAGTATCGATAACGGCGCGCCGCTCACCGCCCGGGTGGATGCGAACGGCAACTGGACGCTGCCGCTGACGCCTGCGCAACTCGGTGCTCTCTCCCAGGGGGCCCATACTGTGACGGTAACCGCCACCGATGCGGCGGGTAACACCGTCAGCAGCAGTGCGCCGATGACCGTCGATACGGTATTGCCAACTTTCACTATCGACGACGTCACCGCCGATAACATCATTAACAGCGCTGAAGCCGCTGGCGCGGTCACCATCACCGGTACCGGCGTCTACGATGCGCAGTCGGCGCAAACCGTTATCGTGCTGGTCAACGGACAGAACTACGACGCCATTATCCAGCCGGACGGCACCTGGAGCGTAGTGCTCCCTGCCGGTGCGCTGGCAGGCGTGCCGGATGGTCCGGTCGCGGTGCGCGTTACCGTTACCGATGCCGCGGGTAACAGCAGCACGCAAACCGACACCTTTACGCTCGACGCCTCTCCCGCCAATGCGCCACAGGTGCAGATCGATAAAGTCGTCGGAGATGATTTCATTAACCGCGCGGAAGCGACCGGGCAGAGCGGGGTAACGATCTCCGGCTCTACGCAGAATGTCGAGGCAGGCCAGACGCTGACGGTCACCCTAAACGGCAAAAATTATCCGGCGACGGTTAACGGCGACGGTCGCTGGTCGGTCACTGTCCCGCCAGCAGATCTGGCACAGGTGCAGGATGGCCGCCAGGCCATCTCGGTTACGGTGAACGATGTGGCGGGCAACAGCACCATCTCCAGCCATAACGTCACCTTCGCCGCACAGCCAGCCTCGCAGCCGACCATTACCCTTAATCCGGTGGCGCAGGATGAGGTGATTAACGCCCTCGAACATGCTCAGCCGCTGAACATCAGCGGATCATCAACCTCGCTGGCAGCAGGGACGGTCATCACCGTTCTGTTTAACAATAAAACCTATACTGGCAGCGTTAACAGCAGCGGTAACTGGACCATTACCGTGCCGCAGGCCGATATGCAGGCACTGCAGGAGACGGCAAACGGCACGCCGTATGTCGTCTCGGCGTCGGCGGTCGATGCCGCGTTGAATCCGGCGAGCGCCAGCAGCAGTGTGACGGTTGATCTCAGCGCGCCGACGCTGGCGGTGGATGTCGCGAATTCGTTCCTCAGCGATGGCAATATCAACATCGCCGACGCGGCCGTCGATCAGACGGTTCGCGGCACCGGTACCCCAGGCGAAACGGTGACGCTTACCCTCAACGGCACCACGCTCTCGGCGCTGGTCAATGAGCAGGGCGCATGGAGCATGGTGATCCCGGCGGGGAGTTTGCAGGCGTTGCCGCAGGGCTCGTCGCAAATCACCTTCGTCACCACCGATGCCGCGGGCAATAGCAATCCGCAGCCGGTCGACATCAATGTTAAAACCGTCGATGGCCCGACGTTGGCACTCGATCCTATGTTCGGCAATAACATTGTCGGCATCAATGAAGCCGCCAGCGACAGCACGCTCAGCGGCAGTGCCAGCGGCCTTGCCAACGGCACGCGGGTTGTGGTGACCATCAATGGCAAAGATTATATCGGTGAGGTCAACGATGGCACCTGGTCGGCGGTGATCCCGCGCGATTCGCTGGACACCAGTGGGCAGTACACTGTGACGGTCACCGGGGTGGATGCGTTTGGTAACCCGGCGACGGTCAATGGCAACCTTGATGTGGTGCTTACCCGGCCAACGGCCACTATTACCGAACCGCTGTTTGGTGATGACAATATTCTCGGCCAGGCGGAAGCCAACGCCGGTGTGCAACTGACTGGTTCCACCGGCCAGGCCGGTCCTGGGCAGTCAGTAAGCATCATCCTCGATAACGCTGAGGAGTTTACCGGTGCCGTCGATAACAACGGTAACTGGCTCGTCTCCCTGACACCGGAGCAGCTGATTGCCATCACCGACGGGACGCACAATGTGCAGATCTCAGTCACCGATCGCGCGGGTAACACGGCGGTTTCTGGCCCGGTAAGCGTTGAAATCCGCACCGACCCGCTGCCTGAGCCGCAACTGGCACCGCTCTTTACCGACGGCATTCTCAGTGCCACCGAGGCCGCGGGTACACAAACCCTGAGCGGGCAGCTTAACCTCGATCCGTCGCGCGTTGCCTCGGTCACCGTCAGTATTAATAACGGCGCGCCGCTGGCGGCGACCATCAATGCGGATGGCACCTGGTCGCTGAATGTCGATAGCGCCACGTTGCAGGCGCTGCCGGATGGCGTGCTGCCTGTCACCGTCACGGTCACCGATACGGCGGATAACCAGGCGACCGGGCAGGGCAGCTTTGAAGCGATTATCAATGCGCTGCCGCAGGCCAACTATGTGACGCCGTTCGGTGATTTCACCATTAATAGCGCTGAAACCAAGAGCGATCAGCTGATCACCGGTAACACCGGGGTGCCTGGCACCGGGCAAACCGTGTCGGTGGTGCTGGGCACGAAAACCTACACGGGCACGGTCAATGAGAATGGCGACTGGACGGTAACGGTTCCGCAGCTCGATTTAGCCGCGCTGAGTGATAACGACTCGCTGGCGTTTAGCGTCACGGTACGCGATCGCGCGGGCAATACCGCCACCACCGATGCGCAGCAAACCCCGGACGTGACGGTGCACACCACGGTGCCTGCGCCGACGGTTACTAATCCGTTCGGCGATGGCATTGTCAATATTAGCGAAGCGGCAAATGAGGTGACGCTAACGGGTCTCACCGGCGCTACCGGGCCGAACCAGTATGTGACGGTGAAGATCGATGTTGATGGCGTTACCTATACCGCTAACGTCGATGCCAGCGGCAACTGGTCAGTGGTGCTCCCGGCCGGGACGCTGCAATCTCTCGCCCCGGGCGCGCATGAGATTTCGATCTATGCCGAAGATCAGTATGGCAACAGCAACACCAGCACCGTTGATTACCAGGTGGCGTTGACGCCGCCGTCGGTCACCATCACCGCGCCGGTCTTCGCTGATGGCTATGTCAGTGCGGCTGAAGCGGCTGCGGGCACCACGCTGAGCGGCACCTTCTCAACCTCTTACCCGGCTAACGCGCAGGTCAAAGTGACCATCGGCGATCAAACCTTTAACGCCACGGTGAACGGCAACCAGTGGACGCTGGCGATGGATGCCAACGACTGGAGCAGTATTACCGCGCGCGGTCAGCAAAGCGTCACCGTCAGCGTCACGGATGGTGCGCAAAACGTGGGAACTGCCAGCATCACCACCACGCTGCTGCTCGACCCACCGACGGTAAGCGTCACCGCGCCGTTTGCGGGCGATAACCTGCTCGATTTTGCTGAAAGCCAGACCAGCCAGGCGATTGGCGGTACCTCAACCGGCTTAGCCACCGGCGATACGGTGCGCGTCACCTTTGCCGGCGGAAAAGTCTTCGAGACCACCGTTCTGGCGGATGGCAGCTGGGAGCTGGTGTTAACGCCAGGCGATCTGGCGCAGCTTCAGGCCGGGGCCATTACCGTTGAGGGGATTGATAAAGCGGGCAACGTTGGCACCGCGAATAACGGCGGCACGCTGAGTATTAATCTCACGCCGCCAACCTACTCAGTGAATATGGATCTGGTCGCTGGCGACAACTATGTCAACGCCAGCGAGTTCAGCAGCGGAACACTGCGACTCTCCGGTCAGGCTTTTAACCTCAACGGCACCACGTTGACCATCCTGAATGGGCAAACGACGCTCGGCACGGCGACGGTCAACGCCGACGGCAGCTGGACGCTGGATGTGCCGCGCGCCTCTCTGCCGGACGGTAACTACACCCTGACGGTGCAGAGCGATGGCCAACCAGGCGTGTCGGCCTCACAAGCAGTAGTCGTTGATACCATCGCGCCAACGCTGGCGATGACGCAATTCACCAGCGATGACGTGATCAACAGCAGTGAAAAAGCGGTGGCGCAAACCATCAGCGGCACCTCGGATGCCAACGGCAGCCAGGTCACCGTCACGCTGAATGGCAAAACCTACACCGCGCTGGTGGCTAACGGTGCGTGGTCGGTCGACGTGCCGCCATCAGACATGGCGGCGCTGGAAGATGGCAGTTACACGATTAACGCGACTCTGAGCGATGCGGCGGGCAACGCGACGAACGCCACACAGAGCTTCACCGTTGATGCCTCCGCGCCGCTGCTGGCGGTGGATGCGCTCGGCGTTCCGGCGGTGCTGAACAGCGTTAACGCCGTCTCCGGCGTGGTGGTGCAGGGGCAGGGCGAGCCGGGCAATAGCGTGACGATTCAGCTTGGGCCATTGAGCTGGACCGGCACGGTCGATCAGCAGGGCAACTGGAGCCACACCTTCCCGCAGCTCGATCTCACTACTCTGACCGACGGGCCGCAGGTAGTCACCATCTCCTCAACGGATGCGGCGGGCAACACCTCCAGCAATAATCTGTCGCTCAATGTTGCGCTGAACAAAGGCCTCGGCGTGGCCATCGACCATGTGTTTAACGACGGGATCCTCAACGTCGCGGAATCATTGGTCACACAACTGCTTACCGGTAAGGTGAGTGGCGATTATCGCGGCGCGAAAGTGTCGCTGACGGTGATTGGCACGGACTTTACCATTAACGATCTGGCGGTAGCGCCGGATGGCTCCTACAGCTTCTCACTGCCGCCTTCTCTCTGGCAGGGGCTGATTACCGATACCTTGCAACTGCAAGTTAGTGTCGTTGATGCCAATGGCAATACCCGCTATGAAACCGTGGATGTCGGGCTGGCGCTGACCGACCTGCCGGTAGTCAACGATGTGGTGATCGCGGGCGATAACGTGATTAACCTCGTCGAAAGCACAGTGGCGCAGACCCTTTCCGGCACGGTGAGCAATGCCGCCAATGTCACAAGCGTAGTGGTGAACTTCGGTGGCCGGGCGATTAACGCTACCGTGGATGCGCTGGGTAACTGGAGCGCCGCGCTTCCCGCTGAACTGCTGAGCACACTGCCGGACGGCACGGCGACTGCCAACGTGACGGTGACCGATAAGTTTGGCAACGTCATCAAGAGCGATGCCAGCTTTAACGTCGTCAGCCATAACCTGCCCGCTATCTCTCTCGATCCGCTGTTTGGCGATGGCGTGCTGAGCATTCCTGAACTTGCCAGCGGCCTGCTGAGCGGCACGGCGACTAACCTTGCCGGGCGCGAACTGACCATCAAGATTGGTGATGCCACCGCCTTCACCACCAATGTCGATAATAGCGGACGCTGGTCGGTGAACCTGCCGGATGCGGTGAAAGCCGCGCTGCAAGGGCTGGGCAGCGGTACGCAAACCGTCACCATTACTGCCACCGATCAGTACGGTAACCAGGCGTCGCAGAGTGCGGGCCTGAAGGTTAATCTGGTGGCGCCAGTACTCAATAGCGTGACGCTGTTTGGCGATGGTTTGCTGAACGTGGCCGATTCGCTGGTCAATCAGACCATTAGCGGGGCAGCCAGCGGTGTGCCGATCGGCAGCACCGTGCAGGTGGCAATTGGCGCGAAGGTCTTTAATGGTGTTGTGAACGCCGACGGCACCTTCTCTATTGCCCTGACGCCGACGGATCTTGCCGGGCTGGTGGATGGCACCTTTACGCCGTCTATTACGCTGCTCACGCCGGACGGTAACAGTTCAACTACGGCCGGTAGCCAGGTGATTATTGGCGTGAAAAATGTGCCGACGGTGGCGATCACTTCGCTGTTTGGCAACGATGGTTTCCTTAACCAGAGCGAAGCGCTGGCGGCGCAGACTATCTCCGGCACTGTTACCGGGCTGACCTCCGGGCAGGTGTCGGTCAATGTCGGCGGCACAACTTATCAGGTGCCGGTCACCGACGGGCGCTGGTCGCTGGCACTCTCTGCCGGTGCGCTGGCTTCAATTGCAGACGGCACCCTGAGCGTGACGGCAACGGTAACCGATGCGGTGGGTAACACCGCGACCGGCAGCCAGCTGGTGAACGCCATTGTGCAGTCGGTGCCTTCGATCGGTATCAACACGCTTTTTGGCAACGGCACGCTGGATCTTAACGATCTGCTCTCCAACCCGATCCTCTCCGGCACCAGCAGCAACCTCGCGGCGGGCACGCAGATCACCGTCAAGGTCGGGCTGCTCTCCTACACCACTACCGTGGGGGCTAACGGCCAGTGGCAGCTGGCGATCCCGGCGGTGTCACTGCAAAACTTGCAAGATGGCAACAACGCGCTGCAGGTCTCTGCCAGCGCGACGGATGCGGCGGGCAATATCGCCAATGTGGTGCAGAGCGCCAGCGTGGCGATCCAGGCCCTGCCGACGGTGGCGATCACCTCGCTGTTTGGTGATGGCGCCCTGAGCCTTGCGGATATCACCACCGCGCAGGTGATCTCCGGCACCAGCCAGAACGCTGTTGGTTCGCAGCTGACGGTCACGGTTGGCGGTAAAAACTACCTCACCACCGTGGCATCAAACGGCAGCTGGAGCGTGACGGTGCCGAAGGTCGATCTCAGCGCGCTGGCGGACGGCACCCAGTCGGTGAGCGTCGCGGTGACGAACGCCGCTGGCAAAGTGGCGAACATCACCAGCCCGCTGGACGTGATTACCCATAATCTGCCGACGATCTCTCTCTCCTCGCTCTTCGGTAACGACGGCTATCTGAACATCAGTGAAGCGGCGAACGGCCAGGTCATTGGCGGCAAAATTGGCGGGGTGGTCAGCGGCTCGAAAGTGGTGGTGACCGTTGGCGGCACGGCAATCAACGCCACCGTCGATGCGAACGGCAACTGGACGGCGACGGTAAACAAAACCCTGTTGCAGGGGCTGAGTAGCGGCGCGACGAAAGTGGGCATTTCGGTGACCGACCGGGTGGGCAACACCACCGCGACGGAAGCCGATGTGCAGGTGAAACTGACCCAGCCGACGCTCAGCACTAACCCGATTACCAACCTGACCAGTGTCCTCGGCAACGTGCTGCTAGGGTTGGTAGGCTCAGCAAAACTGACGATCAGCGGCGCGTCAACTAATCTCAATCAAGGGGCGATTGTTCACGTTAATTTACTCAACCTCGCCATGGCGACGGCGATTGTTGGCGCGGACGGCAAGTGGTCGACGCAGCTTGATGTCGGTCTCGACCTGGCGAAAATCCTCTCGCTCAATACGGTGGTGAACCTCTACACCGCGGATGTGGCGGGTAACCTGGCCTATCTCAACGTCGGCCTTAACGGCAGCAACCCGACCACCACTCCACCGGCGGGCACCAGCGCATCGCTGATGGCCGAGGCCAACACCTTCTCACTGCTGGCAGCGAGCGCGAGCGAAGAGTCGAACTCCACCACCAGCAGTGACAGCCTGAATGCGCAGCATACGGCCACGGTGGAAACGGCGCGTCAGCCAGAGAAGGAGACGGCGGCGGCTGCCACGGCAAGCGACGAGAGTTATACCATTGGCGGGCTGAGTATCGATCTTGCCGATGGCACCAGTGAAAGCGGTGCAAGTGTCGAGGGGAGCAGCGGCAACGACACCATTCACCTCTCTTCGCTCGGCTTTGTGCAGATCGACGGCGGCGCGGGGACGGATACGCTGGTGCTTGACGGTGCCAACCTGCTGCTGAACCTGATCGAACTGGGGAGCAAAGTCAGCAATATCGAGGTTATCGATCTGGGTAAATCGGGCAGCAACAGCGTCACGCTGGATGTCAACGAGGCGCTGAGCATTACCGATAAACCGGAAGATGATCTGCTGATCAAAGGCAGCATCGGGGATGAGATTAACCTCAAGCATGGCGTCAGCGATACTTGGGCTATCAGCGGTCAGCGCGACGTGGATGGCATTCAGTTCGACGTTTATCACAACAGTTCGCAGGCCAATACCCTCAGCGATGTGCTGATCCAGCATGGCCTGCACGTCAATATGGTCTGA